CCTAGCGTTGGCCTGCGCCTGCATTGCGTTGAACCCAAGGTTAGCTTGCCCAATCGCGTTGTCATTCAGAACCTGATTCTGCCCAAACTGCGCCCCTGCATTGTTTAAGAAGCCTGACTGCAATGCCTGCTGTAGCATCTGCGGGGCGAAGGTGTTCTGAAGCTGGCTCTGTGCCCGCCCAAACTGCGCCGAAGCGGCCTGCTGACCTTGGTTAAACCGAGCTTGCCCTATGTTGCTGGAGAGGGCACCTAGCGCCCCGAAGCGATTAGTCGCATTCGAGAGTAGTTGGTCTTGCATCTGACGGATGTCAGACCCTGCACCAAGCTGCCCCTGTGCTAGACCCAACTGAGCGCCCTGAGCAGAACGTCCTTCTTGTCCTGCTTGGAGTTGTCGAGAAAGATCTGCTTGACCAAGCCCCCGTGCGAATGCTTCTGTCTGCAAGGCTCCACCTGTGCTACCCAATCGGCCAGTAGCGAACTGGTTGTCTTGGAGGTTGGCGAAAGCACGGTCCTCGAAAGGCTGTGCCTCCTGCCGGAGCAGAGCTAACTGCTGATCTCTCGCCGCCTGCTGAGTTCCCGGTAGAGCGTCAAAGCTGCCCTGAGCCTGACCTAGAAGACTGTTCTGGAGACCTTGCTGGAAAGGATTGGTAGCCTGCTGGTTGACGCCAACCTGAGCGTTACCGAAAGCCTGACCAGCCCCCTGTAGCAGAGAATCGAACCCACCCTCAAAGCTAGTGCCGAAGTTACCTGCGGCTTGGTTGAAGTTAGCAAAGTTCTGATTCAACTGAGCGTTGGGGTCGAATGCCTGTCCTGCTCGACCTACGTTCTGGGTTGCCCCTTGACGCAGACCAGCGGCAGCGGGATCCAGATCACCCAGATTGAGGTTAATAGAACCTACATCCTGAGCGTGCTGGAAGTTATTCGTAGGACGGGGTTGAACTTGGCCTTGTGAGCCTTCAAATCCCCCTGCGAATCCACCCTGTAGGTTGCTGAACGCATCCTGAACCTGACTACCCGCCCCACCGGGGGCACCTGTAGGCTGTACTGCTGGGTTGAGCGACTGCGGCCCCTGAGTCCCTAGATTAGCCAGAGAGTTAAAGTCTACGCCTCCGGCAGCTAACCCACCGGGAGCGTTACCCCCGAAAGTAACACCAGACCCACCGGGACCACGAACGTCGATGTTCGTAAAGGCATTAGCCCTGCGCTCATTCTCAGCCTTAGTTTCCTTGCGGCTTTTCTTCGCTTCCTTGGATGCGGCAATGGCACCGCCAACGCCCGTCACCGCGCTTACGACGGAACTAAATAAGCCCATAGATGTTCTCCTTAATTACTTGGTATGACTATAGCTTTATAATAGAGAGGGCTACGAAGGTGGCGAGACCACCTATCCAGCCTGCGGTTAGAACCCAACCCCACCGATGATTCTCTGGGTCTCTCTCTATCGCTGCGACAACATGTTCGCGGGCTGAGTAGATTCCACCAAGTTGTCTGAAGAAGACATTGGCGAGTGACCCGCCTAGCATCATCGCTAGGCCGAGGGGGTGTTGGAACAATACCAGTGCCCATGTTACCCCCCAATAGGTGTTGTCTAATATATTTGATATGAACCCAGAGAAGACCCCCCTAGCTAACGCGCTCGACGCATCCCTGAAGCTGGCTACAGAGTAGGCTTCCTTTACTGAGGGGAACCACAGTCTCAGTATAACTGAGGCGTGGGCTACGAAGGGGATTGTTAAAGCCAGACTGACTATAACTATTAGGTCTGAGACCATCAGTTGTTTTCCTTTTTGTGGTGTTCTAGTAAGGCAGTGAGATGTCGCGTGTGTAATTCACTCATTGTTTCGACTCGCGTACTTAGCTCCCCAATCTCCCGGTTCATAATTGATCGGGCTTCACTGTCTGCCATCCTAGCAGCATCACATTCTTCTCCTCGTAGGTAGAGAAACCGTACAGCCCATAGGCTGACACATAGGCCCATGAACAGTACTCCAACAGCACCTAGTCCGTCTACTTTAGCGGCAGCTCCTATAATGTCCTCCATAGGCCCGCCCTCATAGTGTACTGTAATCGAAGAATAGTTTACGGTTACGTCGCCTAATGTTCTTGTTAGAGAACACATCAAAGGACCACGCATCCCCACCATAGCTGAATAGAATATCCATGTTGGCGTTTGAGATGGCTGCGTCATCCAGCCCAAATAAGCCTATATCCCCGTTATAGTAACCCGATGTCCCTTTCTTGGAAGCTATGTGAGTAGTACCCGACCCAACTTCAGTTCCTTGAAACACTTCATTCCACCAACAGTCCACTTGTGTGACCGTGATGGCAGTGTCGTTGATAGTCATGGACATGGGGTTGAAGCGACTGTCTAGGAAGAACTCTATCCCTGTAGAGGAATCCCCTGTCTGCCTAATAATAATCATGTGCCACTCATCATCCCGCATATCGACAGGGTAGGTATAAGTGATACGGTCTGTCCCCGTACTGGTACGCTGGAACGCTATATAGAAGTACCCGGAGGAGAGGATTACGCAGTCTATCTCTCTGGACCCAGTAGGATCTTGTTGATGATAGATGCGCTGACTACCAGATCCGGAACTACTAGCCTTGAAGGCTATTGCGAACGTACCCGTTGTTGCCCCTGTGTATGGGATAGGGTTAGACGTACCACCTGTCCCGGTGGATCCGTTAAAGGTAACTGCATAATCAGTAGCCGCATCGAAGGTGTTGAACGGCTGTAAGAACGTAACGCCACCAGCGTCTACCAGATCAAAGCCACTGCCAGTGTTAGCAAAGGCATTAGTGGTACTAGTGTCATTGAACCTAAAATCATACTCAGGGAACACTGCGCCCCAAGTTCCGTAGAACGACATTATGAAAGCTCCACGATGCTCACATAGGTATTAGCTACGCCGCCGAGAGCATTCTTCGTTGAATCGTTCTTAGCCCGTATCCGAAGTACATCAGACGTTGCTAAGGTTACGACCTTAGATACTGTGATAGTAGTGCCACTAGTGCCATACTGCCCCCGGTTAGTGCCGAGAGCGGTAGCGAGGGATACACCCTGCACCTGAATACTAAGCTCCCCATCATCCTCTTCAGCCTGTGCGTCAATGTTAACCTGTGCGGTCACTAGGACGCGAGAAGCACTGCCAGCAGTATACTCCCCGGTGACTGTACTGAATGTTCCCTTCTCCAGATTGTCATCGTCAGCCGTGTTGAAGACGAGCGTAGCCTCAGTAGCGGCAGTCAGAGATTGGTTCGCACTCAAGTACCATGAGCCGTCACCTAACGCATCGCCTACCAGAGCGCCGATAGTAACCTTTCGCTCATCAGAGGCACTGCCATCGTAGAAAGGAACGTAATCGTTCACTACATCCAGCGTAGTCTCTGGGGTTAGCTCGTTAACGTCAAGGTCGATGGTGGCGGAAGCACTTATGTCAGTACCACCTGTAGAGTACGACAGTCCCGTACCTGCGGTAATAGTTACTGCGGTATGGTCTATATGCTCGTTAGCATCGTAGTCCGACATGGCTGTGATAAGCAGAGCTGCGTTAAGAGCAGCAATAGATGCAATAGCATGTCCTGCTGCACTATCATCGTAGATCAGTATGTTGTCAGAAGTAGTCGGAGTTACACCACCGAGGGTGGTTAGGTCTATATCGAACGTCCGATCTGCGGCTAGGGTTCCCCCACCAGACAGACCAACGCCTGCGTTTAGTGTCCGGGTATCTTCAACACCACCAGCAGCCCCTATGTCAGCAGCGATCGTGGTGCCCGTTATAGTAATACCAGCCCCTAGAGACAGTAGGGCGCAAGCGCCTGCTGAGTCATCCCAGAAGAGGATAGTGTCAGCATTGGGATCCGCCAGTGCCTGAATATCCTCGACGAACCCACCACCGTTCTGCGCCCAAGCAGTTAGCCTGCCGGGAGTGATTACGACTGTGTTACTTACGCCAGCCTGAGCTTCGCCAGCAGTAGCTATGTCCGTGGAGTCGAACTTGGATGCTATGGCTACCGAGATCGCATCAAAGTCAGCATCTACGTCAGATCCCTTAATGAGCTTCAGGGGGTTGCCTGTAGCGAGAGCATCTTTAGTGCTGTAGTCTGTTATTTGTGAATAGTCGGCCATGCTATGCGATCCTACCAATCTTTGTGAAAAGCTCAAGTTGCTGAAGAGCAAACTGGCCTGTGACACTTGTTTCAATCTTTACACGATAGTACTGTCCTGTATCTCTTGCAGGAACCTTGAATATCTGCAAGAACAGCCCACCGGACCATTCACCCAGTCCCCACTCTGCTATGCTCCATTCGGAAGCAGCAGGGTCTACGATGACTTTGCTTATACTCTTATCGTTCTCTTGGAAGTCTGTACTCCACTTAAACTCAACACCGGCATTGTTCCTGACGAACAGGATAGCGCCGATACGCTTGAGCATCTTCAGACGGTTACTTAGTTCCTCGCCCAAATCCATCCACGGAGAGGAGTACTTGTACCGAATCAAACTCCCATCGTCGGAGTCTGCTCCGTAAGTCCAAACCTGCCCAGCAGCCCCTAAAAGGATTGCCCCATCCTGCCTAACTTCTAGTGCAGTAGGGTACAGATCCCAGATGGTGCAAGGGAAGATGACATCGCCTTCTTCGTCTTGGAACCTATTGCGAACGTCAAACACATAGCTTTTCTTCCCAGAAGGTATGGATAGCACGTAGTACCCTTCTTCTGGTGAGAACATAGTCCGAAGGTTCTGTGTGTCTTCATTCTCTACGTCTGCGAGCAGATCGTCTCTAACGTATTTGGAGACATTGTTAATAGGGTTGGACTTCTCTTGGATCACGCGACCCAGTGACTGTAGTCCGTTACGTGACAGGAACAGTAGATCCGTCTCACCGATAAGCTGCAAGGTGTGTTGTGAACTACACCCTGTCCCACCGATAACGTCCACTACTACAATCTGGGTAGGGTTGAGACCAAGCTGGGAACCAATGTTATCTTCCCAGACGACTATATGGTTGTTCCCGAAGACTAGGAGCGATCCGTTAAACGCCCCAATAGCCGTAACTTCGTCCATACCTTCTGTCCAAATGTTAGACATGTCGATTTGACCCGCCGAAGCACTCCCCCAGTCTGCCTCATCGAGGAGGCCAGAGTACTTAACTGTTTGGCCGTCAGAGTCCAAACCCCATACCCTACCATAAGCGGAAAGGCCAATACCATTGTGGCTAGTAGGTGCAGTGCCAGAAGACTCAGTGACAGTGGCAAAAGTAGAACCAGTGTACACGATAGGCTTTTGCCCATGCTGAAACCCCAGCAGTTTGTTATTAAAGTTCTGAAACCACCATCTTCCATCCGTGTCCGTGACTGATCCTGATACATCGTTACCCTCCGGGTCGGATAGGGAATTACCAATTCCACCATTCCATGATACTATTGGCTCGACAGTTCCATCGCCAAGCAGGTACTCGAATATAGCTTCTACGTCCGGTGTAGAAGTGATGTCGGTTGTAGTGGTGACTGAGTAGCCCTTCCGTGCGGCGAGTCTACGTGAGTCATCTAACACACAGTTGTTGGCTGTAATGGCCCAACTAGGGTCCAGTATGGCTCCCTTCTGCTGAAGGTTTAATCCGAGTCTCCCCGGCGTGACTGCATCAATTGGAAGTAGCTGCTTACTCATACTCTTATTAACTCCATGACATTGCCCTGTTCGGCATCATCACGGGAGATGGCAGCGTTAAGGGCATCTTTGTAGCGTAGCTCGTTGAACATGCCATTAGCACCGAGTTCCTCACCACGCTCTTCCAGAGCATACCATGTAGCACCGACGATCAATGGTCGGATAGGTATCTTCAGTGTCTCTGTGAGATCTGATTCAGCGAGGCGTACTTGAGGTATAACGAGAGTGATTTGGATAGTCGTAGTGACTGTCGGTCGCGGATAGACGAAGAGTTCGAGAACGTCG